TGCTGCCAACGTTCGTAGGCCTTCGTCACTTTGGCATGACTGGTTAGCGCATCGAAAAACTCCGCCGACACCAGGACATGCACGCCGGTCATAAATTCACCGCGCAGGTTATCTTCCAGATAGCGCTTCAACTCCAGACACTTAGATTTGACGTCCGTGGTCGCGGTGCCCAATTCAAAATTGATGGTCTTGGCGGTGATGCCAAATTCGTCAAAGAGGTCATACAGTATGGAACCGTCGGCATCCAGAATGACACCCTTGAGTGCCCCCATGCGCAAATGTTCCAAGGTGATGGCGTGTTGTAGGGTAAGCGGCCAGCGAGTTACCGCCTGATCGCGGCACTTTTCCAACCACTCCCCTCCGAACCGGACGTGCAGCTTTCACTGCATCCGGCTCTCCAGTGAACCCCTCAATGAAGGCCCATCGTAGTTGCCTTTATGTATTGTTTGATGACATTCATGGCAAACTACGAGTGTCTTTCTCCTCCGTGCACTCATGATAATTTCCGCTTCTGTCTTCGGTCGGCGGCCTGGTCGATTAATGTCAGCTAATTTGCGGATGTGGTGTACGTCAGTTTCACCTTCTTTTCCGCATAGCTCACACTTTTCAGCCAGCATTCGTTGGACAACCTCCGATCGATTATTGCGGAAACTCATCCATTGCTTATGCACATTGGAATCTGACAGATGTGGCGGGTCTGGAACTCTGCTGAGTGAGAAACCACCGAAAGTAGCCACCAGTGGATTTTTGCCTGGTCTTTCAATAATAACCTGAAGTTCTTTCAGACCTTCGGCGTTAACCCTTTGAAGTCGTTTGTACACTTGTTTGACGCTGGTCTTGTGCTTTTTAGCAAGCGTTTTGACCAGGGACATTTCAAGTGTCCATTTGATACGACTCATTCTTTTTGAAACGTTGGTAGCCATGCAAAAGTAGTTGTGCAATCCACGAAAAACTGCTTGATAGCGTTGGACTATCGTATATTCCGACTCTTGTATCAAGGCAGTTGAATGGGTGGATTTTCCACTTTTGTTGTACTTCTCTTCAATCTTTCTGACAACGTTGGTGGGCATCAGGAGTGCTATATATCCGTTTGTCCGTCTGCCTCCGTCTTTTGACAGATAGTTTGAATCATTACTTACGGTGATTTCATATCCCAAGAACCTGGCGCTCTCATCTTTAGCGTGAGTGATGAGAGTTTTTGCGGGTGAGAGATCAAGTTGAAGGTTGCTCTTCAAAAATTCACTCAGTTGGTCCCGAATATTTTCAGCCTCTTTCTTGGGTCCTGTAAATCCCAACAGAAAGTCGTCTGCATACCTAACATATCGAAGTCTCCGATAGTTGGGATCAAAGGGATTTCGGCTCGGAAGTGTGCGTCTTTGCTTGAGAAGGTCAGCTATTATTTTTCCATTGCCGATTTTCTTCCTTTCATTATGAATACGACAGTTGATCTTGTAGTATTCTTTGTTTTCCGCACGTCTTTTCCCTTTTGTGTATGCAGGTACAAGCGTGTTCTCGACAAACAAATCCAACTCATTCATGTAGATATTGGCAAGAAGCGGGCTGATAATACCACCCTGCGGTGTGCCGCTATGTGTTTCATGCCATCTCCAGTCTGCAATATATCCAGCCTTGAGCAGATATTTGATAAGTTGGATGACCCGTCCATCATGGATATTTCTCCGTAAAACGTGCATTAACACATTGTGATTGAAACTATCAAAGCACTTGGAGATATCTCCTTCAATGAACCAGATCGTTCCTTTCCAGGCTGTTCGTATATCCTTCAGGGCTGTATGACATCCCCTGTTAGGACGAAAGCCATGAGAGTGTCTGCTAAATTGAGGTTCATAATAGGCTTCAAGAAGCTCTCTCAGAACCTCCTGGAGAATTTTGTCGCTCCAGGTAGGAATCCCGAGTGGACGAGTGCCACCGTTGGGTTTCCGTATTTCTGTCCTTCGAACCGGGGTCCAGCGGTATTTTTCCTGTTTGATCAGGTCGATAATCCGTTGGATTTTCCCTATGGACATAGCATCCACTGTTTCGTCTGTGGAACCCTTGGTTGTTGCTCCCGCGTTACGATATATTTTTCCATAAGCGCGGAGATAGAATTCCGGGTTAAACAGTTGTCGATACACACGTTCCAGAGGCAACCCGCGGGAGCCTCTATTTTGGTGGATGTTCAGAATCGTTTCGGCACTTTGCATTTCGCATACCTTGTCGAATTGAATATCCAGGTTCGCCTGCCTCCCTTCGCCACGTGGACGGCTTTCCCGTCCTCAGACTACTATGGAGGCTCCGTCGCCTTAGGGGTCTCCCCCATTTAGGCGATCTCGTGTTCCGTACGTAATTGACTGACTATAGGACGGCTGTAGGTACCCATTTCGTATCCTTAAGATCGCATTCTCGATCCGTTTCCATTTGGAGCATTGTTTTGGGGATCGCGACAAATGGTCCCCTATCAAATGGAATACCGGGAGTTTAGCCATCGTACCCGGCCAGCCATGTTTACAGACTGGATACTTGGGTTCAACCAATACAGGCTTTACCTTACCGTCCGGGCCTCGACAGACATGCAACTTGATGGCTTTGTCACATTCTGCCTTCTCAGACATGCTATTTTCCCCTACGGCTTTCGCTTTCAGGTGGGTCTGATAGCCCAAGAGGTGATTTAACGCTCTTCCTCTTTCCGCCTGTGGCGGAGATCAATTTACGTCGTTACACGACGCACTATCGCGCATCGACTGGAGGTGAAGAGCCAGCACATCGGACAGCGCGGCCAACTCGCCTTCACTCCCAAACGCACGAATTCCTTGCACTTCTTCCGGCAAGACGACGTCATCATGGGGGATGTGCGGTACGATGAAGGAACGCATCTTTCTTTTGCCACGTTTTCCCACCGTGCCCGGTGATCCCACCACGGCGGTGGGCAGCAGGGAAAGAACACCGTTGCGCTCCTCGATGGCAATTTGCCGCAATCGTACCGGACGCGGCGGCATCAGGTTCATCTCCTCCAGTTTGCCGTAGCGATTCGGTAGAATGTTGATGGCTGCGGTCAGGGCCACGGCCCCGAATGCGTCACTACTAAAAGGATTTGTCATAGCCATGATGATCAGGCTCCTTTGCGGATGAGGATGCCGCGCGCCTCAATGACGGTGATGGCATCAGTTTTTTGTTGGGCCGTGATGGCTGCTGGCCAAACCAGAGCATGGTCGGCAACGATGGCGTGACGGACAATGACCGGAACTTCCTCATCCGCCCCAATGGGCGCAGCGGCCCGGATCATGATACCGGTGGCGGTCTCTGTCCCATCGGCGGCCACGGGATCCAAGACGTAGACTTTTCCGTCGGTGCTGTTGATACCGATCACCGCACCCAAAGCCAAATCCTGGCCATCGGCCACGGTGAGCAGATCCCGGCTGTATAGTTGCGGGGCCTCATATTTGAGAATATCCCCGAGATTGTTTCCTTCATTGAACACCGGCATGATCAACCTCCCGTGGCATGTTGTTCAGCCATCCGACGGCAAGCAGCCAGTACCGGGTTGGCGTTCAGATTTGCTTGTGCTTTCATCCGGGTTCCATCACCGGGCATGACGTGGGACTGAACCTCCGGGCCAGAAGCCCGGCGGGCCAGCAGTTCCTTGCGGACGGCTGGAGCATCCATCCCCTTGGCGATAAAACTTCCAGCCAGATTCGGCATGTCGGCCAAGCTGCAAAGATCGACGATGGCCTGCGCCTCGCTACGAAGCTGAGCCTCTTTTTCAGCCCGGACTTTGTCCAGATCGATGGTTTCTGCGGTCGTAGTTTTTGGTTCAGGGGGCGTAGCGACCGGCTTGTCCGCCGCCTGTTTTTCGTTCATCGGCATGTTGATCTCCCTATGCGGTGGATCCGGCGGCTGTGCCGCACGGTGCAAAATAGTTTTGCGTGGTGTCTCGATTGTGGCGGTAAGATCCGCCAAGGCGTCGCGGATGGTCCCGACCTGGTCAGCCAATCCTGCGTTCACGGCATCGGCCCCGAAGAAAAGACCGGCCTCGGTGGCGCGGACCGCTGCTTCCGTCATGTTGCGCCCCGCAACCACGGCCCCCACAAACATTCCATAGAGCCGGTCCACCTCCTTCTGGAGTCTGGCTTGTGCGTCGTTGGAGAGTGGTGTGTGGCTGGAAAAATCATTCTTGTGGGCCCCGGCGTAGACCGTGGTATATTGCCGTCCCTCTTTGGCATCCCGTTTGGATTCATCCACATGAACGGCGATGACCCCAACCGAACCAACCCCAGCGGTCTGCGGCACTGTGATTCTCTGGGCGCTGGACGCGATGAGATAGGCTGCGGAAAAAGCATCATCCGCCAGTGCCCATACCGGTTTTTCCTCCCCGACATCCCGGATCATGCTGGCCAGATCAAAAACACCGCCCACCTCGCCGCCAGGACTGTCGATGTCCATCAAGATGGCTTTCACATCCGGATCGGTGGCCGCATCCAGAATCATCTCCTCAACAGCGGCATAAGAAAGCAGACCTGAGGCCGCCTCAATGGCTCCAGCCCGTTTCACCAGGGTGCCGTGGATAGGCACGATAGCGATGCCGTTGGGAGTAATGATGCTCCTGGAAGCATTGGCATCCTCCTCAAATCCCGGAGGCGTGCCAGTTGGATCAATGCCTATCCGTGAGCCAACCACTGACAAAACAGTTTCCAGGCGGGCACGATCCACCATCAGCGGGGTCCCGAGGATTCGGGCCGCTAAGTGGGGTAAATAATTCACGGCAAACTCCTGCCATCCATTTAATAGTGGTTTTTGTATCTCACGTGGGATACAGTGGATACGTCAACTACTGGAGGAAATCCAATGTCCAAAACAGAAATGATCCGAGCCCGTGTTGAGCCGGAAACAAAATATGCCGCCGAAGAGGTCTTTCGCACCTTGGGAATTTCAGCCTCTGAGGCAATCAATATTTTTTACCGACAAGTGGCACTCCACCACGGAATGCCGTTTGATGTACGAATTCCCAACGCCGAGACCCTTGAGGCACTACGTCAAGCTCGTGAAGGGGTCAACCTCACTACTTGGAATTCGGTTGATGATTTAATCAAAAGTGCCGAATGAGAAGAACAGTACGAACGACCAAAACCTTTGAGAAAGATCTCAAGCGAGCAAAAAAACGCGGCAAGGATCTCAACAAGCTAAAAGCAGTTATTAATACCCTTTCGGCTGGTGAAACTCTCGCCACGCGTTTTCGACCGCATATGCTTTCGGGCAACTGGGCCGGATTCTGGGAGTGTCATATTGAATCCGATTGGCTTCTGATCTGGATCGATGAGGATGAGAAAACGGTGGTACTTTTTCGTCTTGGCACCCACTCTGACCTATTTCGCTGATCTCTATGTTTCCAGATCCGCCAACTCTGGATCGCTCTGTTTTGAATCCCTAGAAACACCCGAACGGGAAGTACGGCGGGCATCGCTATCAAACACCAACCCCAGGTCATCGGCCCGCTGGTTGTCGGCGGCGATCTCCCGGTCGATCTCCTCAATGTCATAACCGTAGGTGGAGACCGCCTCAGCCCGACTGATAAGCCCGGCGCGGATGGCCCAAATGATGGCGTTGAACTCTTTTTGCGGATCCACCCACTGCCAACCCTGGGGAATCCATTTGACCGCCTGATATTCACGACGGCGTTTCATGTAACCTGGAAGTTCCAGGGCCCCAGACAAAACGGCCTGATCCATCCACCGCGCCCAGACCGGGCGACAGAGCTGATGAATCAAAACCATCCTTTGCAACTGTTCCATGCGGCGACGGAACTCCACCATGCCCGCCCGTATGCTGGAATAATTGACCCCGGTGAGGTCACCGGTGAACTGCTCGTAAGTGAGGCCAAGCCCCATGGCGATGGCCCGAAGCTGCACTCGCATGAACTCCGCATATTGCCCGCCAACGTCAGCGGGGTCGGAAAACTTGATGTCCTCGCCGGGTAAGAGCACTTGCATAGTGCCCGGTGCCCAAGTAACCGAGACAGCACCATCTTCGTCGGGTTCCTTGTCCTCCTCACCACCGACACCCAGTTCCGGATCGGGCTTGGTGATAAACCCGGCAATAAGTGCTGCCGTCTTTTTACGGACCAACTCGGCATCATCGTACTGATCCAGATCGTGAAGTTTCACCAGGGCCTGAGCAAACCAGGGCTCACCACGGAGCTGACCGGGCCGTAGCGGTTTAAAAATGTGGCACACCTCGCTGAATGGAACCGGAACAGTCTCTCCGGCTTTGAACAGCATGGGCTTTTCACCCGGGTGTTCACGGAAGAGGTGATAGGCGCGCCTGCGGCCAATGCGGTCAAACTCGATGCCAGATCGGATCCGGTTGCCGTTGGTCAGATCCTGGTTCAGATCCGCTGGCAGATGTTCCGGCTCCAAAACCTGAAGCTGAAGCGGCACGATCAATCCATCCCGTTCCTCCCGGTTACGCAGCCGAACGATCACCTCACCGCCTTCGATCATGGCCCGAGCGATCAGGGCCTGGAGTCCATAAAAACCACACAGCCCATGCGCATCCGCTTCCTTGGTCCACTCCTGCCAAAGAGCCTGAATTTTTTCTTTGACCGCTGGATCCGAATGGGTGGATTGGGGTTTGATGCCGGTCCCCACCAAGTTGGCCACCAGAGAATCAACAGCATTGGATGCCCAAGCATTCCGCCGGACCAAGTCACGGGATCGGGCGCGCATGATGGTGGCATCCCGGAACAGCAGCGCATTGACCCCATCGTTTCCAGGGGTCCAATTGCCCAGTCGCCGCCCCGTGGCCGCGCTTTCATATCCGCCCGCTCGGCGTTTTGGCAGACCACCAAATAGCCGTTTCAACAGTTTCATAGGTCTTTCATGCTTCGGACCCGGACGTGGCGGGTGATACGACGACCACCGGTTCGGGTGATTTCCCGGTCCAACAAATCCAGGGCGTTTCGCACCTGAGTCAAATCGTATTCCACCGTCCGGTCGCCATGGGTCACCCGTTTTTGGAGGCTTTCCAGCCTTTCCAGGAGCCGGTCCCGGCGGATATTCAGTTCAGAAGTCGTGGCCATCAGGCTGCTTCCTTCCGACTGAGTTCGTCCACTTTCCAGTTGGTCACGACGAACTTTCCGAAGGGTCCTTTGCAAGCTGGCCGAAAATCACCCAGCCCGATCCGCTTGCCGGCCGCATCAACAATCTCGCGGAGCAACCCCGTGCTGATGATCTCGTCGTCAAGAATGGCTGTGAATGTCAGTGCCCAGTCATTGAAGCAGGGACGATGAGCGAGAATGCGACCACCAGTGGAGGGGATGCGAACCGGACGTGTGTCTACAGTCCAGGGTTCCTTGCTCTCAAGAGGAAGTTCCAGTTCCTCGATGGACAGGCATGCCGGAATCAAGGACGACTTGAGCGTCGTCACCTTGGATTTTCCATTTTTGAAAAAAGCCCCTCCGTCAATGATGGCCCGAAACATGTTGGGCTGCGGGATCATGGGATTGCCATCCTGACCAGCATACAACTTGGTCTCGGCGATTTCCCGTGGCGTTCCCTTGTTGCCCACGGTGCTGATACGGGTTCCGTTGGTGGCGGATAACTGGGCAGCGTCATGGAACCTGTTCATAAGGAGTGGAGTCACGCCCTCAATGGTAATCGATAGCCTTTGCATCATGTTCTCCGTGTTGATGGTTATCTCTGCAGCGTGTTTCGCGGACTGATAAAATGAATTTTGGTGAAATCCTTGCCGTGCCCCGCAACGCCATGCCTCGCCACGCATCGCCATGCCCGGCCTCGCATCGCCTGGCCACGCATTGCCACGCCCAGATTTGTCAAACTGTTCAAGTTCACGTGATTCAGGTCTAATCGGACCACTACAAAATAAATTGGATGAAATCCTTGCCTTGCAGTGCATTGCAACACCGCGCCGGGCCTTGCCCAGCCCTGCCTCGCCAGGCCCTGCCTAGATTTGTCTGGCTATGCTTGGTAATCGAATTTTACATCCAAGATGATGTAATTAATCGTCTCCGAGGTTTTTTTAATACAGGTTTTGGTTGCTGATTCTTTTTTTGATCCGGGTCTTTTTCTTTCAAAGGGAACTGTTCAATGCGAGCCACGTCCTTGTTCAGCATCAACCCCATGCTGACCAGACCAGCCAACGCCGCCATTGCATAAACTCGATTATCAAGCGCTTCATTTCGTTGATGATCTTTTTTAAACCATTCTCGGATGGGTCGGCCTTTGTGATATCTGGTGCGCACTGACTCGGCGGTGAGTTGTTTGAAATATTCGCTATCTCTCGATGTTGGAAAATGGCAGTATCCAGGCCCTGGATTTTCCAATCGCAATCTGGAATACAAAGCCTCTTTCGCTCCGTCCACCCCAACCAAAAACAGCGGAA